GTCAAGCAGAGCACGAATTCATTTCATCAATGCTCACACGCATGCAAGCGTTTGCAAAGGCTTACGGTGTTCACATTTGGTTTGTGGCTCACCCATCCAAAATCACTCGCTCCAACATGGACTTGCCAAGACCTGACGGCATGGCTATCTCAGGCTCGATGGCTTGGTGGGCAAAGGCAGACTGTGGTATCACTGTCCATCGCACCAAAACTAATGACGTAGAGATTGCGGTTTGGAAGTGTCGCTTTAGATGGATTGGAACTCAGGGCGAAACAACTCTTGGTTACAACAAAGCAACTGGAACTTACTTTGAAGAAACGGATGCGTTTTAACCTGTAAACATTTGCCGTTTAAACAACGGCAGGTAATCCTGAAAAGCAGGAAGCGAAGCGGATACGCCAACAGCAGACCGTTTAAACGTTCAGCCTTCATCTGGGGAATTTCCCACTTTTAAAAAATTTGGGCAAAAAAAATCCCCCCGATGGTTGCCCAAGGGGGGGGGAAGAACTAGTGTCAAGATTCTTTTTTATCGCTGATTAGTTTCACGTTCTTTGATTTCTTTTTTGATGATGTCTTGAAACAGTTTCCATCGGGACGATTTGTGTTTCTTAATCGAGCGGTTGGGTTGTTCAATCATCGCCTTGACCACAGGGTTGGTTGGTTTAATCTTCATTGGTTAGCCTCCAACTCCCACTCATCAAAACATTCCTCAAGGTCACGCAGAGGTGGCACATCGGTACGCTCCTCTGACGTGCCATCGCTCCACTGCACGACCACGCACCAACGCTTGATGAACTTGCGAGGTGTGTTGCACAACTGGTTAAGCATGTCAGGCTTGCGCTCAACGTAGCACAGGGCGCTCTTATCTTCATCGTCAAGGTCATCGATGCATGCTTGCATGTCAGCGATAGCCTCTGCGAACGTATCGAACCCATTGCCATCCCTGTAGTTACGAATGGTGTCACGTGCCGAACTGTCGGTGTGATAGTAATCAGTGCTCATAACAACTCCTTTATTTTGTTTAACGTGCCATCAATCTTTGACCACAACTTGTCAGCCTCTTTGTTGACAGTGCCAGTGGCATGCTCCTCCACTGTCAAGTCAAGCAACTCTTGGATGTCACTCTTTAACTCGTCAATATCAATCATGATTGCTCCTTGTTTAAACGTTCGGCAACACGCTCGGCATCAGCACGATGCACGAACGACTCTTTATAAACTTCATAAGCCCACTTGCCATCATGAGTCTTAACAGACCGACCAATTTCAAAACCCTCATCGTCAAAACGTTGGTCAACGCATGCGACTTCCCATTTGTATTGAGTCATAGCACCACCCCCAGTAAGTAATGAGCCAAGACAACCGTTGCTTGCGAGTACGTGTCAAACGTGTTGTCACCATTGGGCGCATGGATATATTCATATCCACCGTCATCGTCTTCATGTTCAATCATGTAACCGTTGGAGGTGCAGAGGATTGTGAAGTGCTTAATAATTTCTTCTTTATACATTTAGTTTCTCCCAGTGTTTGATTGGAATTGAACGTGCGATTTCGATTGCGTTGACAGGGCACTGAGCATTCAACTTCAACTTGTACTCAGCCCCATCAACTCTAGTAAATACTTCATGCAAGACAAACAGTTTGTCATCGTCTTGCTCGATGCATTCAGACCATAAACTATTCATCTTGAGACCCCTCTTCCTCTGCTTTATTTTCATAGTTAACAATGACGTAGTCATCGTTGTCTAATTCTGAATCGATGTAAGCCTGTGCCTCTTCCTTACTGCTATAAATTAACTGGGTGCGTTTGTGTAATATTGCGTATGCCATGATTAAGCCTCACTTTAAGATTGGATTTAAAAAGACAGGGGTTGCCCCCTGTTATTGCAACTCCTTTAACAACTTGTTGAACGATGCGGATGCAAGACCATCAATGCTCGTAACATTCTCGCTTGAGCGAAAGCATTCCTTGACATCAGTGCGACCAATACCGATTGCGACAATCTTCACACTCAACTTGTCAGCAACTGACTGCAAGTGTTTCATGTGAGCCTTGTTGTAACCACTGGCATCAGTGAGCAAGAACAAAATCTTGCGTTGCTCTTGACGTTGCGCCAACTCTTCAATCGTGATGCTGATTGATGAGTAGTCAGGTGTTGCTGACTGTGCCCACTGATGTATCGAACCCAACTTAGCAGATGCACGTTGCAGTGAGTCTTTCCAAGTCTTGAACGGTACGAACGTAGGGCGCTCGTACTTGATGCTTACGTCAGTCTTGACTGCGCCACTTGCCTCTGAACGAATGCGACCATCTTCACCGTAGAACCCAGTGACGTTGAACTCAACGTTCGCTTTGTCGAGGATGCGTGACAACTGGATAGTCAAAGCCTCGGCAGTCTGAATCAAACCACCATTGCTCATCGAACCCGAACAGTCAATCAAGATTGATACTGCTGAAGTCTCGGCATCAACGTGCACACGCTTGCTGAACACTGCGGTACTGCCAGTAGCAAAACGTGTAAACGCTTTACGGTCTAAACGTCCTGACTCCTCGTGTGTGTTCCAACCTACGAGGTCAAGCGAACGCAATAGGCGCAAGAGGTTGGCACGAGTAGCACCGAGACCACTAGGTTGTGCGTTGAACTGAAAAGAAAAGTTACGCTCACATTCTGATTTGATTAATGTAGCCACGATAATTACCTCCAATTAAAAGTTTCAACACGAGGCTTGCCAACTGACGGTCTGCTTGTCACGTTGTCTGCGCTCGATGAGTGCTTGCTCAACTCGCCTTGAATGAAGTCGCTTGGTTCTACATCACGACCACCGTCAAAACTTGTATCGCTCTTGCCGTTACCACCACCCTCGCCATCTTGCGAGTCACCCTCTGACTCACCGTCTGACTCACTAGGCTGACCGTCCTGACCGTCCTGACCATCACCACTGTCAGAGCCATTAGAACCGTCACCTTGCTCACCGTCACCGTCAGGTTGACCGTCACCCTCACCATCAGGCTGACCGTTCTCACCGTCTTGCTTTGGCTTGTCACCGTCTTGCTTGTCACTAGGCTGACCATCATTAGGTTTATCACTGGGCTTGTCACCCTGTGGCTGACCATCTTGACCGTCACCCTGTTGAGGTTGACCCTCGTCAGACTTCTCGTTTCCCTCTGACTTACCCGCTTGCTCTTGCTCCTTGATACGTTTGAACAACTCGATTGCAATCTTCACAATCGTTGCGGTGTCCTTGGCTTGGCTTGCACGTTTGAGTGCCCAGTGCAAATGCTTTGCCCAAGGTGAATCGTTGATGATGTTTGGAACGTTGATTTGATAACCGTTTAAACGTCTACCCTCAACTGCAAGCAGAAAGGGAATGTTCTTTTTGTCATCAGCCTCAACGTAACCATCACGCTTGAGAACAGAGTTAAGAAGATTCTCAAACAACGCACGACTGTTTGGCGCACGACCTGACTCGATGACCTTACGCTCGATGCGTGGGTCTTCAAGACCGTTGATGAGATTGCTCACGAAGTGACCATGACGATTACGTGCATCGTCCCAAGGTTTGTTATCGGTGAACCATGCATGACCCAACTCATGCAACGCATACCCGATGAGGTTATTGAAAGTATCGTTGGGGATTTGTGCGGTCTCATCGATGGCGGGGAAGAGCACCTTGGCATCGCACTTGAACAACGTACGATTAAAGATGATTCCCGCAGTGCGCCCTGTCCACAAGACTTCTAACTTGTCGAACCGTTCGCCATTTGAATTGAACACACGCTCTAGTGTTGATGCGACACCACGCTTAACGTCAGTACCTAACATGTAGCCTCCTTACTTCTTAACGAGAAAAGATTTCAACGAACCAACATCAATCGTTGCACTGAACACACCACGCAACTCAGCCTCGCAGTCTGCGGGGAACTTGTTGACGATGGCATTCTCGAATGCGATTGAAACTGGCACACCTTTTTGTATTGCTCTTGCCCACGCAAACAACTGGCGCAACGATGGAGGTTGTGTCAACAAACCCGCACGTGCTTTCTCACGAGCAGTGTTAGCGAACGTTACCAACACGTTGCTTGCATCGTGAGGGATGCCAGTACGTGTGCACAACAATGCGACCTCTGCATCGTGTGGCAAGTACTCGAACTCCAGTGTGTAACTAAAGCGGTCAATGAACGCAGTGTTTTGGTCACGCACACCCGCAAAGTTTCCTGATGCATCACCATGACCGTTCGAGTTATCAGCGCAGAAAAACACAACGTGCGATGCAACTGGAATGCGAACACCAGTTTCAGAGATAACGAGAGCACGATGAGGCGATGGCTCTGTCACTGCATGCAACACTGCGAGATTCTGTGCACGAGCAAAACCGATTTCATCGAGCAGAACAATTGCGCCAGTGTGTTGGATTGCTTGAGTGATGATGCCCTCTTTCCACACTACGTTGCCGTTCAGAATCGTATTGCCACCGATGAACTCAGTGCGCTCGATTGACTCATCGAATGACACCTTGAAAAGTCTGCGACCAAGACGTGATGCAACTTGAGTCACGAACTCTGTCTTGCCAGTGCCACGCTCACCCGCAAGCCACACGTTGTCAGGCAACGAACCGTCAAGCGCACACAAGGTCTGATGCAAGTGCTCTGCATTGAACACGTAGTCATCGACACGAGCGGGAGCAGATGAATCGTTCCACACATCGATGAGGTTGTTCGAGAAGTCAATCACCTCACCCTTGTGCTCGTATGACAACTGCTGACCAGTGAACACGTCCTTGACCAGTTTGCGTTCGCATACAGGCAACGCACTGGCGATGGTGACCAACTCTTCTTTCGGTGTGACCTTGCGGAATGCACTGAAAGACTTTGCAACACTGCTTGCAATTGCAGACTCGACCTTGCCGTAGTCAACACCTTGCACTGCGTTCAACTCGTTGTTCAAACGAGTAGTCAACTCGTTAAACTTTTTGTCGTTCGCAGTTTGTTGCTTGAGGTTGTCATCGAGTAAACGATTCGCAACTTCACGAACACGTTCGACCTCTGCAACTGCATTGGCAACTTCAGCCTGTGCGCTGAGTAACTTCTTGCGGATGTCATCAGGAACGTTCGCACTGGTAGCAACAGAATTGACTGCCGTTGCCTGTGTGCTCTGCACCTGAGAGAGAGTGACCTTGCCGTTGTTGATTAAGTCCTCAATGAGTGTGATGGCATTGGTCTTGTTTGCCTCAACTGCAAAGCCATGATTGACTAGCACTGCATTGAGAACTGGTTGAGAGAGTTTTGATAAAGCGAGTTTGATATGGTTTGTATTCACGATTTAAGCCTCCGAAGATAAAGTGAATTAAAGAACAAAAATAACTGCATCAACTGGGCAAGTAGGCAAGCCTCTGTCAGCCCAAGTCTTGGTGAGACGAATCGTGTAGCCACAAGCGGGGCACGATGCTTTGAGCATGCGTGTCGATTGAGTCTTGCGATTAGCCCCAACGTTTAAACGAGCATGAGGGTAGATGCCCAACGACTCAACGAGAGCACCGAAGTTATCTCTGAACCGTTGACCGACCTTGGTGCTAGTCGGTTTGCCCTCAAGGTGCAACGCTTTAACGCATGATGGAAAACGACCACGATGACCGTCACCGTCTGTTGCACTGTGTGCCAACTCGTGCACGAGAATGCCGAACACCTCGAAAGGGTCAGCCTCCACTGGCGAGATAAGAATCTCATGAGTACCGTCAGACGATGCCTTGTCAGACCAGTGCTCACCAATGGCACGATTAAGCGAACGTGCATGGCGGGATGGAAAGCCACACGTGACACGAATGTTTGCGGGTAAGGCAAAGCCACTCGCATCGAACACAGGGCGCAACTCTTCTACTGCTTGGTTTAACCAATCTTCACGTGTGCTCATTTGAACACCTCCTTGATATAAGAATTTAAGAACTCACGACCAACACACTCGCCTTGATGCAGTGTGCCGTTCGCATACTCGTACGTCTCACCGCAACCGCCTGTCCAATCGAGAATGAACACGAACAGAAAGAGAACGAACACGATGAGTGAAACAACAACAACAAAACTTTCTAAAAGTTTTTTCACGATGCCTCCTTAGTTAGATGAACGAGCGGGAGCAGTAATCAGCCCACGCTCAATGAGAGAAGATGCAGTGCGACCAAAGAACCCTTGCAACTTCCACGCAAGACCTGAGTCAACCAAGAACTGCCATGCCTCAAGCACTTGCTCTTCCGAGTCAGCCTCAATGAAACCCTCGGCAATACCTACTGCATTAAATGAATCAATCGTCATGATTTAAGCCTCCAAAAATGATGCGAGATTGCATCCTCGAACGCACTGCGAACAATGCGAACTGAGATTAAATCTCGATGCCCTTATTCACGAGGGCATGACATGGAGTCAGAGCCTTTCGCACAGTGCTGAGACTGTCAGACCGTCTGTACTTGCCCCCGATAGGTTTAGGTGGTGGGCATGAGTGAGAACGGTCAGCGTAGGTGTCTGACGTAGTCAACTGGGCTAGTGGTTCTCGGTCTGTCCCCTGTATGTGTAGGTGGGTGACACGTTGAGAGCCTGATTCCAATCGGGCTTTCTTGCTCGCACTAGAGAGGTAGCGAATCTCTCATCAAAGTGGTCTTTTTTCACCCAGTGCAAGCACCGAATGAGCCTCAATGATAGCACGTGTTTAAACCTGTCAATGGGTTTTGGTAAATATTTTTTTGAACTCTATATGCCCTCGGTAAAAACTCAATGGAATCAATGACTTAGGAGTGTGGCAAAAAGGTCATGGAACAGGCTGAGAATGCAGACCGTTTAAATGCAGAGGGTTATCAATGAGCCACTGTCGTGGAACATTGATAAGGGAGATTGTTTAAACGAGGATGGTCAAAGGCTCACAAAATGAGCCACCGAATGAGCCAGTGAAAAGCGGGAATTTAAACGAAGTGAAACAGTGCAGATGATGTAGTGAAGAGAGACTCATGAGGTGATGCATGTAGTCATCAACATGCGTTGAAACAATCACTGTTGCGAACAGTTAACGAACAGAGTACGAACATCATTTACATGCAACGTTTACACGCTCACAATGTCATGCATTGCAGTCAGGATTGAATGATAGGAATGAACACCATGAAGAGCAGAGAAGAGTACATAAACGCACTGGGTAACGATGAGAGCATGATGCTTGAGAACGAGGCAAGCACGATTGACGAGGGAAAGAAAGTCGAAGACATGCGGTCAGCAGTGAATGCAGTAGAGGTAAAGAGAAAGAAGAATGGATTGCCTCATGGAGTACACAAAGAAGAGACCAGTGATGCACAAGGTAAAGACAAGAGACTCACAGGCAAGATGCAAGCATTCGCCTCTAACATCGTGCAAGGGATGTCACCACGTCTCGCTTACGAGAAAGCCTACGACACAAGCAAGATGAGTCATGCAAGCATTGTTGCTGATGCGAACAAACTTTTAAAGGACGCTCGAATCACTTTGCTCCTTGAGTCGTTTTGGAACGGTCTCAAAGAAAATGTCATAGCAGACCAACTGGCAACGAAGAGACATGTCATGGCTGAACTGTTTAAACACGCACAGAACGAAGAGGCTCAACTGAGCAACAGACTCAAGTCACTGGAGTTAATGGGCAGAGCGGTTGGCATGTTCACAGATAAGGTGGAACAGAAAGTGGAAGAGGTCAACGTGGACACGCTCAAGAAAGAACTGGAGTCATCACTTGCGTTGCTCGAATCGAATCGTGTTAGCAAACAATCGTTGCAATGAAAACGTTCGTGTGTGCGATGCGTTGTCACTGCCGTTGCGATGCGATGCCTGTCCGCTGACACCCACCACTCCCCCACCCGCCCATATGCCGCATGCCCCCGCCCACGTGTATACGCTCTATTTCACTAATCCCATCACATTGTTTTATAGACTGCGAACGTTCTGCTACACTGGAAACACCCCCCTTGTTGTTTTGAATCGGCAGGGGTAGGGGGTATATATATTTTTTGGAGGTTTCACGTGGAACAACTAAACGAGAAAGATTGGATTATTGCTAGGCTCTTGTATGCACTCTATGCAGAAGGACGGAATGCAGATAACTCAGATGCGATGAAGTCTTCTAATTGGTTTATAGGTACTCATGGAGCAGCACGGTTACTTGATGCCTACTCTCAGATAGCCAAAGAGGGGCGTAAGGTGTATGAACCGTATTGGAAAGACAAAGATAGGTGGTCTGATTAAATTTACAATCGTTCGTATTTAGGTTTACAATCAATATGCCATTGGGGGTGTTCTAGCGAAACACAGCCCGACAAGGGACGGTAACTGGGTGCAAATCCCAGACAATGGCTCCCCTCTACACAAAGTTTAAACGTTCGTATATACTATCGGTAACGTTCTCATAAAGGGGCAAGTGTGGCAAAAAGCAAGTTAAAAAATATCATCCTCAGTCTCATGGCGATACAAGCCGAGATGCGTGGGGCACAACATACAGAACTGGGCAAAATTGTTGACCAACTAAAAAAGTTTACCGAGGGCGTGAAATGACAGAAGCCAAATGCAGTACTTGCAGTGTAGATTTCTCCCTAGAGGAAGAGGGCGGTATCAAGGGTAACTTTGGAATCATCCCAGTGGCGTTCTGTCCTACTTGCCTGTGCTCGGCAATTGATATGGTTCACCAGTTAGAAGAGGCATATGGACAAGATGAACTTCAGTAGAAATGCCGAAGGCATGTATGTGAGCATAGCGAACACCAACACAAAAAAAATTTTGGCACTCCTAGAGGAAATGCCAAATGACGAAAGAAGAAAATTAATTCAAGTTTTAATGCAATTACAGGACTCTATAGATTTGGCAAGCAAGCCTATGTCGGGCTGGCGCAAGAGGCAGTTAATGGAAAAACGAGAGGAATACGCAAATGACTGAGAAACAGAAGTTGGTCTATGACTTTATCCAAGCCTTTATCAAAATGAAGGGCTTTGCCCCGTCCTATTCCGAGATTGCCCAAGGATTAGGCATGCGTTCTAAGTCTAATATCCACAGACATATTCACACCCTGCGGGAAAAAGGTCTATTGCAGATTAAACCCCATATGGTTAGGTCAATGAAACTGATGGACAGTACGGTAAAAACAGTCGTTAATCTCTAAGTGGCACTCCTTACCGAACTGGAAATCAAGCAGTATCTAGAACTGTTAGATGTCCTGCCGCCTGACCATCCCAACGTGGGAAAGATTCGGGCACTGTTCGCAGAAGACAAGAAAGAGCGCTGCCGTAACAACTTCATGCCGTTCGTAAAGGAGATGTGGTCAGCCTTTATTGGAGGAAAACATCATAAGGATATGGCAGATGCGTTCGAGCGGGTAG